CAATGGTATACCCACTATGTTCTAGATGGTCCCAGAATGTTTCATCCAGCGGCAATGCATTCTCTGATTCGTTCGTCAACCCAATTGCTCCCTTGTTTAATCATCATACTGTTTACGTCTTCGCCTTCTGGCATAGAGATAATGTTTACATTACCTAGTTCTCTACTAATCTTTTTACCAAACTCTAATCCTGCTGCGTCGCCATCGGCAAGTACAATAACAATATCAAAGTCATCAAGTATCTTAGCGTAGTGTGGCTTCCAATTGTTAGCACCAGGGATACCAACTGTAGGGTGTGTCGTCTTGCTGCTCATCATGATGCAATCAAACTCACCTTCGGTGACACAGATATATTTGTCAGCAACAAAGCAAGCCTGCGTGTTGAACATTGTAGTCTTAGCACCAACTAATCCCATGTACTTAGGGTCATCGTTACCTAGTGCACGGAATCTAATATCAACTACACCTGACGGTGTAATGTATGGGATAGCAAGTCGTCCCTTGTACGGCTCATGACCTGGCAGTGGGTCTTCTACCACTCCCAAGTGAAATACTCTTGCCTCGTCTACCGAGAGTTGACGGCTTAACAGATACGGTTCTGCTTTTTCTATCGCTGCTGCGTATCTCTGTGTTGCCTGTAGTAAGAAATTTCTCTGCGAAGTTGACAGCCTCACGGTAGTCACCACCTTCCTTGTACATAATGAGAGAATAAGTATCGCCTTTGACACCACAACCGTGGCAGACAAAAGCGTTCTTATCATAGTTAACTGCTGCACTTGCATGTGAATCATGGTGGAATGGACACTTCATCTTACGCCATCCGCTACCTACTGCTGGTGTATCTGCACCTATGTAGTTGAGATACTCTTCAATCTTTGGTTTCTCCAAGTGCTCTCCTTAGTAAATCTACATAGACATGTCCAGGCATGGTGCAGTACCACTCGCTAGGGCTCCGCTTCCCTTTACGTTTGTGCCACACCACGCCTGTCCAAGCCTTATCGTTAGCCATCTCGGTTAACAATTCTTCTGTCCATCCAGCCAAGTTCATCTTGGCATGGTTTTTAATTTCAATTGTAACTCCAGGTATACCTGAGATGTCACCTTTGTCTAATGTAGCACCAGCCAATCGCCTATCTACATATGGAAACCATTCTTTAAGATACGCAACTACGTCGCGTTCTGCTCCACTACCTTTGGCTTTGGCTGCACTACTCATTATTGCTCCAAGTAATTTACAATTGTAGTTAATGTTTTATGCAACACACAATCGCAATCACCTTCACGTTCATCATTGAACGAACTAAAATGTTCTTGATTGTCTTCATAAATTTTATCAATTAATTCATTTACTGTGTATGGATATGGGTAAGTCATACTGTCATCTCTGGTTGTCTATAGTCACGCACTATGTCTTCGAGATACATAGATGCTGGGTCGAATGATAGCGATAGGTATGTGCTACCCGTTGGGTCTGCTTTGCCATAACGATTTTTAACTGGGGCTACACATAAGTATGTGTCTGCTCCTTGAATCATCTGACCTACAGTTAACACCATTGCTGGAATCTGTGCCACTTTACCTTGCAACGCTGAGCGTGGCTGGCAAGGATAACCTGCTGCACCTTCTTGTGTATGGTGTAGCACTAGTACTGCTGCATTGGTATCTCTTGCAAGATACTTAAGTTCTTTCATAACTTGACGCATACCAGCAAACTCTTCATGTCCATCAATAGCAATGTCCATAAGATTGTCTACTACTATAAGTGTTGGGCTTCTGCCCCACATGGTTTCAAATGCAGATACTTCTTCGTCTAAGTCTTTAAGTGTAGGGCTAGGCTCGAACGACCAGTACATACCAGAGAACTCGCGCAGATATTCTGCTGCTTTGGTTGGCTCTGTCTTAAGCATATGCTCTGATGCTTGTTGAGTTATCTTAGCCTTCATAGCAAGCAAACGCATAGCCATGGTGTGTGCATTAGTATCTGCAGAAAAGTATAATGTTGGTTGTTTTAATCTTGCTGCGATATGTAATGCTACTGATGACTTACCTGCACCTGGAGTGCCTGCAATGATAGTTACTTCTGCTCGACGCAGAATGATTCCTTCTCGTTGGAATGCCTGAAAAGGTGGGGGTAATGGTTCTCCCCCCACCTCTGGCTTACCAATACTACGGCGGAGTGTTTTCATTTATGCCTTTGTTTGGTCGGCTACGAATGTAGCAAACTCTGGTGAGCCTGCTTTTACATATTGAGTTGTGCACTTGCTTGGGTCGCCTTGCTTAGCAGGACAGAAGTGTCCTTTGTATGGACCGAACTTGCCAGTCATACCATGGATACGAGTCATTGTACCGTGAGGGCATTGGCGTGCACCTGCACCTGGCACTGCTGCTACTTGTATTGGTGAGTCCCATGACTCAGCAACTACTGTGCCACCTAGTTGGTTAGCAAGCATACCGATTGCTGGTGCTGGTGGTACTGCAGCATTGACTGGTGCTGCTCCACGAATTGCTGCTTCTAGTTCTACAGTTGCAGATGCTAGTGATGCTAGCGTCATTGCAACTGTCTGGTCTAATTCTTCTGCATTAGATGCGCGAAGTGTAATGAGTGAACCTGCTGCTGATTTAACTGTGATGCTGATTGGTGCTTCTGTATGTGTCATGTTACTCCTTGATTGGTGTTACTAGTTTTTTCTTGGTGTCGCGGAAGGCGCGTACTTTCATTGCTAATTGTATACCCTTCCAACCTTCTTTAATGTCAACGAAATGCAAAGTACATTCGCCACCGCCTGCTGGCAAGTGGACAATGATGCCGCGTTCTGTGTTGACGTCACCCCAATTACCGCGGGTTGCCGTAGCAGGGTCGTACGGCAAGCCGTGTGCATACACTGCTAACTGCATAGCAATTTTGTTAGGGTATGAGATGCTGCCTGTCTTGAGGTCAGAGATAAACAGTTCACCTTTGTATCTAACGATACGGTCAGGTGTACCTGCAATCTTAAACTTATCTAGCACGCAGAACTGTTCGATGTTTACATTCTCAAAGTCTTTAGTTGCATCTGCGTATGCTTGTATGTCTGCAACATAATCATCAGGGATAACACCTAGGTCTTCACCTCGGTCTAACTTCTCTGTCAATGTATGTAGTGCAGTACCAATCGTAGCCTGCTTGGTTGCACCAGCAGCCTCCATTGCATCTTCTACTAACTTGTCCATCTCTAATTTGTTGTCTCTGTTTGCTGATGCAGCAAGCAGTAGGTCTGGACGCAGCGTTAATCCTGCTGCTGCCATACGTAACTTCCATGCTACTAGTGCAGTGCCATCATCTAATGAACCTGCAACTGTAGTTGTCCGTGTGTATGGTACTGGCTTACCACCCTTGGGTGGGACAACCATTGGTCTACCGTAACGGTCTCTTGGTATAACTAACTCTGACATTGTTCTCCTTTGATTAAGTACTAGAGGGAGGTAGGACAAGGAGAGAGCCAAAACCTACCGCCCACTAGTGTCCCCATCATAGCATAGTGACGGCTATGCGTTGATGTCATTGCCGCAGTGCGGACAAAGTTTTTCTGGACGCGAATACTTTTCGTACTTAGCATAAGCGTCTTTGTAATTCTGATGCACGTATATCTTGCATCTATTACGTGTGCTATACAAACGTATGAGTGCACCTGATTGGTGCAACACTGACAGGATACCACTGGTAGTACCGTGATGCCAACCTGTTTCAATGGCTAACTCTTTCCAGGTTAGCCCCATTTCTCCTGCTTGTTTTAATATACGTAACGCTAACTGCTGTCTGTTTTCTTCCCGACCAGATGAGATATTATCTACTGCTCTCTGCTGAGATGTATCTGTACCTGACCAGCCAGCAGTACCGTTGTATGGTACGAAGGTTGATGACATTAGTTATCTTCCTCGATGTCAAAGACTTCAATGTTATCTACGTCCATGTCTGCAGTATAATTAGACACGTCTGTGTTTTCTTCAATAATGTTTTGAAGTTCGTCTTCGTCTTCTACTTCAACATTGAATGTACCTGTGATAGTAAAGGTTCCACGGTACTTGGTAGTAAGTTTGCTGCATCCGATACGTTCGAGTAATGCGTTGACGTCACCTTTGTTGCATGTCGTCTCACCATCTTCCCATTCACCTTCACTGAAAAAGTCACGGACTTCATGACGTAGGTCACGGATTTCTTTGCGCTGCATGTCGTTGACTTGTTGGATGGCATCTATTTCCTGTGTTCTCTTTCTAAAGTGCAGGACTTCTGCTTCAGTGTATGTAATTGTAGTAACTTGTCCATCTGTTTCTGTGTTGATTGTGATTGTGTTCATGTTTCCCTCTCGTTGTTTGTGTGTGCTCCGTGTTCGCCACTGGCGGAGCAACCCAGTGAGGTGTCCCTTATATAACAGGAAAGGATTATATAAGTTCTTGCGTTTACCCATGTTAAGGTAAATCTATGCAGTAAGCACTAGGTCTAGTGCTTTATCTTTGATGCGGTCATTGCGTCCACTGATGGTGGCAATGGCACGGCGGTCAGTGCCACCAGAAGCGTAATGGTCAGCATGTTCAATGACTGCTTGCCATGCAGCAAAGGCTGTGCCTCTGATGTTCTCCTGTGTAGGTGACTGACTATAGATAGTCCATGCAGACTCACGTGCAGTGAGTGCAATGGTACGTTGACGACGCTGCCCTTGTGATAGTAGGTGGTCAGGTGTTTGTTCAATCTCTGAAGGCAATGCCCATACAGATTTGAAGATGTTACGTACTTGACGCTCATCAACCTTACGTTGCAGCAGCGTACCTGCTACTACTTCATACTGTTGAATAGAATCATAAGTTAACTGAGTAATGTTACGGATGTCATTGACCGACAACTCTGAGTTAGTTGTATGTTTCATGACATAAGTGTAATCATTCTTATGCTTACCTTTGATGATGCGATTGATTTGATTAGAGCAATACAAACGCTCAATGATAGGGCGGATACGTACTGCACATGAACCATCATGTGATGATTGCACTAGCAAGAACGCAGCGTGTGGGTCATTGGCTACTTGTATACCAGTAGGTAATTCCATAACCATCCAGATGTTAGCACCGTTGTTATACTCACCTGCTGCTGTATACCGTGCATCACCTGAGTCAACCAGTGTATCTAACGCACTGAATACTTCCATGTTCTGCACAATCTTGTACTTGTCACCGACTACACCAATAACTTCATTGGTATTGTCTTTGCCTAGTTTAAGTACAGCCTGTCGCTTAGGTACAGGGTAATGGTCAGTCACTGTCTCGAACTCACTGACTGAATTGGTAACGATTGCTTCCATGTCTGCTAACTGTACGTTCCAGTCAAGACCAGCCTGTCGTGCAGCCTCTGATGCAGAGCCAGCATTGACAGCAGTACCTGCTTGTACCCAAGCCTGCTTGTTCATCTTGGCTACGACTTTATTATTATATGCTTCGCTAACTTGTAGCATTACTCTTCCTCTCCGAAGATATTTTTTACTACCTGTGGATGTAGTTCTTTACGCATGCGTGCAAATCCTGTTGGTTCCCAGCCTGACTTGAACACACGTGCAAGCAATAGTGCTAGTGAATAGTTCTCTTGTGCATTTGATAGCACAAGGAATGCATCTGCTGTGTTGCCCTGCTCATAGTACAACTGAGCAAGCAATGATGCAGGTGCACTAATGTATAGGCTATCTGTTGGTGCTTGATTAACTAGATGACATAGTGCTAGTTCAATACGGCGGTCACTGTATGTGCCAAGCAATCCCATTGCATAGTCACGTACTTGAATGTCTGTCATGTAATATAATACAAGTGCAGTTGTTTCCATATCCAAGTCTGATGCTGGATATGAACTGAAGTATTTGTCAACTAAGCGTGCGCCTACACGCTGGACTGCTGTGTTCTCATTGTCTACTAATGTTCCCAACTCTGTGAGTTGGTCATGCATTGTTAGTGTCTGTTCCATTTGTGCTCTCTCTTTCTGATAGTCGTGTATCTATCCAGCGAATCATCTTGAATCCACTGAATCCTATGGTGTCTTGCAGTAACCACATTGCTGTGTCATCGTCACTTGCTTCGACTTCTATCTCTGATTGTATAATATAATATGATTTCATACTAATACCAACCATGCTTTCTGTGAAATGCCCAAGCGATTGATGGTCGCTCGTATCTATGGACTATGTACGACAGCCCCTTCTCAATTTGGAGAGGGGCTGGAGTCTTGGGATTGGTGTCTAGTATTTGTGCAATACCATACGCAGTGGACTCAGGGTTATCTGCATACATATCCCATGCAGATTCTTTACCCCACAGTTTGTTAAGTGCAGACCACTCACTACGATTCCATTGTGGGTGATGCTCTTTCATGTAGGCAAGAGCATATGCTTTAGCCTTGTACTTACTCCAGTAACTACCGCTTACATCTATGCAGCGTGGGTCGTAGTCAGTCTGTTTGCTTAGTGCCTTGATAGGTATACCTATAAGGCTAGCGAATGTAAGTATGGCTACGCTTATACTTGCGTAGTATTTCTTAACGATACTAGTCAGCATAGACTACATCGTATGGCTCGTCAGGTATGTTACATACACACTCAAAGATAAAGTTACCGCAGTTGTCACACTCGCCATCTTTATCTAGTGCAATGTCATCGTCTACTCTTGGCTCACTCATCATCTACCTCCATGTTACATATCTCGCACGCTGTACCGCATTGGCTACAGCGGGCGTCTTCGTTAGTCATTCTCTGTACCTGTGTCTGTTATGTCACCAACTGTAGGTATATCTTGCATGATTTCAATAGATACATTGTTGATGTATCGTTGAGTCATAGCCACCCAATCAATGCCATACTCAGCACTGAGTCTGTTCCATGCTTCGCGTTCAATGTCACGCTGGTCTGGACTATAGTCCGTTTCAACTGTTGTGACCATAACGAAATGGTCTGCTATAAATAGTACATCTGCAATCATTAGAACGGTACCTCCACATGGTGTTGCTCGCAACGCTGACGGTATCTCCGCAGTCTGGATTTTAAAAACTTGTTGTCTTGTTGTAGCGTATAGTTTGCAATGGTAGTTAGAATTATAAGTACGATTGATGATGCTAATGCTATCATTGTGCCTATGATTGTAGCAGTATCTAAATACATGATTGTCTCCTTTGATTAGAATATATTGCAGTAACTTGTAGTTTACCACTGATTACCTTTGGTTCTCAGCCATAAAAAAAGGGAGAGTGAGTGACTATTGCTAGCCACCCACCCTCCTTGTCTTTAAGCAGTAACCTCTACTGCATGTACTTCTAACTGCGCGAATGGTGCACGGCGCTTGCTCTCTTCGATGTTTTGGCGACGGTCAAACTTGGTTACCAAGCGACCTGAGATTGTGACATTTGGTGTAGCCTCACTACCTGCTTTGCTTACACCTAGGATTTCTCCTACTGTTGAGTCATCAAGGGCAATGATGTTCATGCCTACTACATATACTGCGCGGTCTGCTGTTCCATCTGCCATACGGCTGATGTCACGCTGGTCAAGCCAGCCTGTAAGCAATGTTCCACGCTCGTTCTTATATGTCTTGATGTTCTTGATTGTACCTGTGATAGTTACTTCGTTGTGCATTTTCTCTCCTATGTTAGTTTCTGATTTGGTTTCTAATTTGTGGCAGGTAGCCCTGCCGTAAGGCACAGGGCTACCAGCCTGAACACACTTATCTAGTGCATTCACTGTCATTGTCTTGGCATGCATGGCATTGGCTTGTTCCACAATGTATGCATAGCATTGTATTGCTGATGTGGCATGTATCACATGCGCTGAAGTATATGTTTACCCATTCGTGGTTCATCTTAGATTTAACTCCAATGGTTTGTCACAGTCTTGGCAGTCATTGAACTGTCGTGGTGTGAGCAGGTTGCACCAAGGGCACTGTATTTCCCGTGCTCGCTGGCGCATATCTTGTAGTTCCCAGTACTCTTCATAGACTCCGCCGTCATTTAACTGTACGATTGGTGGTAAGAACTCGCTACGAGTTACTGGCTCGTCATTGTCTATGAACTTCACAGCGAGTTCTATCAGGTGCATTGATTCTTCTTTCCATTTTTCTATCATGATTGCTCTCCTTTTGGGTGGTGCTATGTAGGTTTCTGACGCTGTCCAGTCGCTTGCGCTGGGCGCGTCACTTGTATCGTATGATAGACAGGCACCTTCGCCTAGCCTATCGTCTTCATGTAGGTTCCAAGCCTTGTCATCTGCTCTAGCCTCGTCGTTGTCTATGCAGGTCTGACACTTGCTGGGGGTGAAGCCTTCGGCTATATCCCTAGCAATTACCATGCATTCGTAGCAGTCGTTCATGACTGTGATGCCTAGCGTCTCGCTCATTTGAGCAGATAATCTATGTCTTTGCCACACTCGCAACACATATCCCACGGGTCGCCGTGGGGGTCACTGGTATGCCAGATATGATTACCTAGACCGCAGTCGTTTGGTACTTCTATATCAACGTCATGCTTGCAGGCTGGACACAACCTGAAGTCTGAGAACATAGGAACAATGGACATGATAACTCCTAACAGTAGAACCGATTAGACTATCTAATCTACAACCCACACACCATGACTGTGCAGTCTTGTCAAGCAGTCTTTCCGCTTGACTAGACAAACAGACATGGTAGGTCTTTAGATTATTTATACTGGCTAGCCCCCGTAGATATTCTATTTTACGGTCAGGCAGACAGTCTGCTCAGTCAGTCACGCTGCTATAGCAGTACTGCACGGCAGTATTGACAAAACTGTGGGTCAGTATGACCCCAGGTTTGTTAATTTGCTTGTCTTTTACAGTAGGTATCTCTGTCTATAATTTTCTGTCAGTATAGTTACAGGGGGCTAGATACAGTCTGACCTGCAGTTTTATAAATAGTTCTAGATAAATAGTTCGTTTAGGTAGTTTGAACGGATTAAGTATATATAGAGAACAAAATATATTCGCAAGTCTTTTTATAGCCTTGCTCATACTGTTACAACATACTGTACAAACTAACTGTTGTAGGCGGGATAACTATGCCCAAGGGACGGGGAATCAATGGCTGAGCATAAAGGATTTGGGAAAGGCGCCGACCACCATTTGGTCAAGGGGCTAGCCCAAGCCAAGGCGGATGTCTTGGAAAAGGTTGCCCAAGGGGTGAGCCTCCAAGCCGCTATGGTATCAGTTGGCAAGAAGCCAGATACTGCTAGACAGTGGATGAACCGAGACCCAGACTTTGCCCGTAAGTTGGAAGAGGCTAGGGGTCAAGGGGAAACCAAGTCCTTCACCGCCATGGGCGTTGAGAAGGAATCTATTGCTTTCAAAGACTTCTCTAAGATGTTCCTAGACCAGACGGTCTTTCCCCATCACCAAGACTGGGTAGACTTGCTTGAGGGTGTCGAACCTTCGTGGCTCCACCCTTCTATGATTTATGAGCCAGGCGAGTCAAACCGCCTGCTGGTGAACGTGCCACCTGAGCACGCTAAGTCCACCGTCATCACGGTGAACTACTCGACTTACCGCATTGCCCTCAATCCTAACATCCGCATCATCGTGGTATCTAAGACATTGAACAAAGCACGCGAGTTCGTATATGCTATTAAGCAACGACTATCCCACCCACGCTGGCTGAAACTGCAGACCGCATATGGTCCAGACGGCGGCTGGAAAGGGGATGCTGATACTTGGCGTACCGATACTGTCTACCTTGGGGGCGATGCGCGTAACTCTAGTGAGAAGGACCCAACCCTTCAGGCACTAGGTATGGGCGGTCAGATTTACGG